TAGTGTGTGATAGTTCTAACAATACACCGGATAGAATTGATCGTAGCGAACTATGGCTTGATGTTGCAATCGAACCAACAAAAGCAGTAGAATTTATTTACATTCCATTGCGTTTGAAAAATACTGGCGAAATTAAAGGTCTAGGATAAGGAGAGAGAAATATGTCAATTGCATCATTATCAAACTTTTCAGTCCCTATAAACGGGGGTGATAACACAGGCATGTTAATGCCTAAATTAAAATATCGATTTAAAGTAACATTTGATGGCTTAGGTGTGTCAGCTGATACAACTGAGTTAACAAAACAAATAGTCGAGGCAGCTAGACCAACTGCTACGTTTCCTGATCAAAAAATTGATGTATACAACAGTATCATCCATTATGCAGGTAAACCAAACTGGGGAACAATTGCTATTAAATTACGTGACGATTCAACTGGCGTAGTTAACAAGATTGTTGGCGAACAAAACCAAAAACAATTTGACTTTTTTGAACAAAGTTCAGCTGCAGCTGCAGGTGATTACAAATTCAAAATGACAATTCAAATGCTAGATGGTGGTAACGCTGGTAACTTCTCAGAAGCAAACGTATTAGAAACATGGGAATGTTACGGTTGTTATATTACTGTAACTACATTTGGTGCGTTAGCGTATGCTGACCAAGGTACAGGTATGACAATTGATTTAACAATTCAACCTGATAACTGTGTTCAAATTGTTGGCGGCGGCATTGGCGCAACTGATACTGCTAGAAACCCTGGCACAAGTGCTGTGGGCGGAACCGGTACCGGCGGCTAATTTGCTGTTACATAAAGAGCCCGTTTTACACGGGCTTTTTTATGACTAAAATATAAACTATGCACTTTATGAAATAGATAAATATATGTATGGCATACGCAGATAATAACCTTTTAAAAACAGACCCATTCCAGCAAATAAGATGTCAGCAACACGCTGCTCGGACTTTTGTTGACGACAGTTTTAGATTACTTCCAAAAAACAAGTTCTTATTCCATGTTGCATTTAATATCAACTGGCCGGCATTTAAGGGTAAAAATCTTAATTTTAGTTTACTAGAAACTCTTAAAGACGAAATTAACTTATTAGTTAAGTCAGTTGATTTACCTGCATATACGGTTACACACGAAACATTAAATCAATACAATAGAAAGAAAGTAGTTCAGTGTCAGCACAAGTATGGAGAATCATCAATTTCATTTCATGATGATAACATGGGATTAATAAATCAGTTGTGGCAAGCATACTACAAATATCATTATGCCGACCCGACTGTTGCAACTGCAAAAGGTGCGTATAATAAAACTGCAACTAAACCGTCGTCGTATATTAAAAACCCATACGGATACAATGGCCGTGTTGCACCGTTCTTCAATTACATTACAATTTATCAAATGGCTAGACATGAATATGTTAGTTATACATTAGTTAACCCAATTATTACATCATGGTCTGGCGGAAAGGTTGCATATTCAGAAACTTCTTCATCGCACGGCTTTGAAATGAAACTTGCGTATGAAGCAGTTTCATACGACACTGGGTATGTAGATTCTGGAAGAATGGAAGGGTTTGGATCGTCACATTACGATTGGACTCCGTCACCATTAACCACTGATCAATCAGTTAATATCAATACATCAACATCACCGTCATTTGCTAGAACAAGCGGGTTTGGCTCATCTGACACTACGTCAGCAACTAACGCTAATAATACTACAGCTGCTCAAAAATCTGCAGCTGCTAGCAAAAGTGCTGCATTTAATAACGCAGCATCTGGGCTTACAACCGGTAGCTTACAAGGCGTGTCTCTTCCGCAATCGTCAACTTTATCTAGAACTCAAGCAGCACAAGTTAATTTGTTAAATACGATAGTACCAAGAACAACAACTAACACTATTGCTCCAGAATATACAGCAGGACAATAACAATGATTACTAATTTACCAACCTCAGCACAAGCAGCTAGCGAAGCTGAAATTAAACAATTTTTTAATAAATTTTATACCACTGAGGTATGCTTTCCTGCTGCTGAAATTGACGCAGTAATTGGATTTTTTCAACGTCGTGAATTTGATACTACAAGTGCTAGGACTATTGCAATTGTATTATTAAATCAAGCTAGGTCCGATGATGTAAATGTGTTTACGTTATTAGAAACTCTTAAATCTATACCAACTATGCAACTGTCATCAGTTGTTGCTCAAATTTTAAATTCATATCGAGAAAAAACAAGTTTAGTTGGTTATCGCACTAGCATTAGTGATAACTCATACGAAACGAGAAATATTTTAGTATGAGTAGTCGTAAATTTGCTAAAGGTAAATACACACCTAAAAACCCGGGAAAGTATGTAGGAACAAAAATTCCGTATTATAGAAGTTCGTGGGAAATGAGTTTTATGAATATGTGTGATACAAATCCTGCTATACAAAAGTGGGCTAGCGAAGCAATAACTATACCATATAGAGATCCATTAACTAATCGTAATACAATTTATCTTCCAGATTTTTTTATACAATACATAGATAAAAATCATATTATCCACAACGAAGTAATTGAAATAAAACCCGCAAGTCAACACATATTAGAACGTGTTGGTAAAAACAAATACAACCAAGCACAGTATATTAAAAATCAAGCTAAATGGGCAGCAGCAATGTCCTACTGTAAACAGAATGGGTTAGTATTTAGAGTCATAAATGAAAATGATATTTTTCATAACGGTTCTAAATAACTTAAATAGTTATACTATATGAGGATAATTCATGACCCGCAAATTGGAAGAGCTCCTAAACTTACCAGAAAGTAAAACAATTATAAAAGACGATACACCTGCCCCACCACCTGCTACTGTTCCTCTATTTAGAAATATGGATGAATTTGACAAAATATCTGCGGCATTACCTCAAGTAAAAGGCCTAGGCGATATTAGTGATTCTGAGTTTGATGCGCTAGCACAGCGTGCAACTGATGCATATGACGACTTAATGGATTTAGGAATGAATGTTGAAGCACGGTATAGCGGCCGCGTATTTGAAGTAGCAGCAAGTATGCTTAAAAATGCAATTGATGCAAAATCTGCTAAAATAGATAAAAAACTTAAAATGATTGATCTTCAACTTAAAAAACAAAAGTTAGACAGTGATACACATCCTGAAGATACTGGCGTTAACATTCAAGGTGACGGCTATATTGTTACAGATAGGAATAGTCTTATCGAAAAATTAAAGAATATGAAATAAATATAGTATCAAGGATATATTATGAAATCATTTACACAACATTTACTAGAATCAAAACAAGTTTATGAATTTAAAATTAAAATTGCAGGAGAACCTGCAGATGAACAAATTAATAAACTTAAATGTGCATTAGAAAAATTCACAGTTGAATCTTTTTCAGAAGGCACCCGCACACCTATTCAAGAGTCTCACGTTGATTTTCCAGATCACGAAAACATTAACGTATCAACTTATAATGTTACATTAACTTATCCTGCAACTAGTTTTCAAATAAGATACCTAGCTGCAGAAGCAATGAATGTATCGCAAAGTTGTGTAAGGGTGCGAAATCTTAGAGAAGACGCCGAAACTGATATCAACCATGCGCATGATATAAAAACAGGTGAATCATTATTAGGTAAAGATTATAACAAAGAAAATAATCAAAATTTAGTAGGTGAAACCCATAAGCTAGCATTATTAAAAGAATTAAGCAAAGTTAAACATCAAGGTGAGCAATACAAAGGTGTTAACGATAAATTGTTAGCAAAAAAAGCACCTGTTGAAAAAACAACAGCTGCAAAAGTTGATAAAACACTTGGAATAATTAGCCCAATTGGATCTAGACAAGTTACGTTGCCAACTTCTAAAACAGGAAACTACTAATGGATTTTAAAGAATTAATGCAAAAAATGCAACAAATTGATGAAGGGTTAACTATAGACCCTGCAATGGAAGAATGTGATGGAATGCCTGCAGCTATTATTCAAGGTGGACATCCACCTGAAGAATCATTAAACATGAACCTTACTATTAATAGTAAAGGTGCAGACGGCATTCGTGAATTAATAGATGTATTAAAAGGTATTGGCAGCAACAATGATCCAACTGATGACCAACATGACGATAGTGAAATTGTCATTGGCGATAATTATGAGAATTCAGTTGACGATGATGCCGGTCCACATACATACGGAACTGATGCAGTTATCTTTAAAGGTAACGACATGCACAACAAAGGTAGAAAATCACTTAAGGTAAATGGTGGAGAAAATCCACAATTTCACGAATCAATAATTTCTAATCTTTCTGCGTTATACGAAGAAATTAAAGGTCGTACTGCATTATCTGAAATGTCTCCTGAAGAAAAACAAGCTGCTCAAGATGCGTTCTTTGCTAAAGGCGGCACTGTGAAACACGGAAAAAGTAAAAGAACTAAAAAAGATCGAATGATAGGTCGCCTTCCTGGAGAACACGAAAGTGGGGTTCTTCATTCTGTTGATGCAAAAGTTCCACCTAGACGTGCATCTAGACACGACCATGTTAATGTTGCTAGTAAAAAAGGAGAGATTACACCGGATTGGGAAGACAGATTAAATAGATTAGCAGCAGTTGGTGATGAAGATCGAGCACGCAAGGCAGCTGAACGTGATGCAAAAGATCGTGAAGATAAAGACAATGAAATGAAATCATTTAAAAAGTTACAACGCCTTAACAGATCATTAGTTAAAGACTTATAAGTTAACTTAATCATAACTCATAAAGCGGACATATTGTCCGCTTTTTTTTGTAAATACATAATACAAAAAAGGATTATATATGGGTAAATCGCTAGACGGTGTCCTTACAAAAAAAGCACACAAGACTGAAAAATTTGATGAGCAACAAATTAATGACATGCTGTTGTGTTCTGATACAGCTAACGGATTTTTACATTTTTCAAGAAAATTCTTTCATATCCAGCACTCAGTAAGAGGTAAACTATTATTTCAGCCATTTGATTATCAAGTTAACTTATTAAATTGCTATCACGATCATCGTTTTAATATCAATATGTTACCTCGTCAAAGTGGTAAAACAACCTGTGCATCTGCGTACTTGTTATGGTTTGCAATGTTTCATCCAGATCAAACTATTCTAATTGCAGCGCACAAATATACTGGTGCTCAAGAGATTATGCAACGTATACGATACGGATACGAACTATGTCCGGACTTCTTACGTGCAGGGGTAGTAAGTTATAATAAAGGGTCTATGGAGTTTGATAACGGTTCTCGTATTGTAAGTCAAACTACTACTGGTACTACAGGACGAGGTATGTCTATTTCGTTATTGTATTGCGATGAGTTTGCGTTCTTACAACCTAACATTGCTGAAGAATTTTGGACTTCTATATCACCCACACTAGCAACTGGTGGACGTTGTATTATTACATCTACACCAAATAGTGACGAAGATCAATTTGCTACTATATGGAAAGAAAGTCAACAGTTTTTTGACGAGTTTGGCAATGAGAAAGCAGACAAAGTTGGCATTAACGGTTTTTCTGGATTTAGATCAGATTGGTGGGATCATCCAGATCGTGACGATGCATGGAAACAAGAAGAGCTTGGTCGTATAGGTGAGGAAAAGTTTAGACGTGAATACGGTTGTATTGTGCATGATTCAGTTGTAACTGTTAAATGGCCATCTGGAAAAATTGAAAAACTAACAATGGGCGATATTATGCGATTATTAAGTTCATAGTATATGACGAAATGATAAATACTAGCATGTATTATGTATATATTTATAAAACCCCAATTAACATCACAGTAAGTTATATGAGTATTTTAGCAAATCAACCTTTTTATATTGGGAAGGGCCACGGTAGGCGATATAAAGATCATTTATCAGAAACTGCAGAAACTACGTGTAATCATTTAAAAGTTGCGGTAATTTCTAGATTAGTCGCGCAAAATCTAACTCCAGTTATAGAAATGTATCAAACTGAGTTAACAGATGCTGCAGCAAAGGCTCTTGAAATTGATCTGATTAACCAGTACGGCCGATTAATTGATCATGCCGGCCCGTTAACAAATAAAACACTAGGCGGAGATGGGTGTACTGGATTTAAACATACTGAAGAAACCAAACAATTAATGAGTATTCAGAGAAAAGGAACCATTCCATATAATAAAGGTATCGCTCGTCCAGGAATTGGTGGACGTACATTAGGTACTAAATGGTCTGAATCTGAAAGAGAAACTCAACTGTTAGTTAGAAGCCAACCAGGTTATTATGAGTTTAACAAATGTCCTATAAGAGCAAAAAAAATAAGTGACTCCAAAAAAGGAAAACCTGGATCAGCAAAAGACAAACAATGGTTTAATAATGGAGTTATTGAGACCTATAAAGATATATGCCCTGACGGATTTGTTAAGGGAAGACTTCCTAGATTACAAATATCAAAGAGAGGCATGTGTTGGTATAATAATGGAGTAATTAACAAACAATTTAAAGAAGGAACAGAACTTGATGGATTTACACGCGGAAGAATTAATAAAAAATAAGTTAGGATTAACGGTGCTAACTGACACCGGCTGGAGCAAGTTTGACGGAATCTTAGTTAAAGGTGTTAAAAAGATACTTCATGTAACTACACAACGTCATTCACTTAAAAGCACTCCTGATCATAAATATTTTCTTAATGGGTTTAAACCGATAGAAGGTAGATTATTATTGCCTAAACAAAAAATTTTAGTTAATGGCAAACTTGATAATGTCGTGTCTGTTAAGTGGCTGTTAGATGAAGAACCAGTATACGATCTGTTTAATGTTGAACAGAATCACAGGTATTATGCAAATAACGTTCTAATCAAAAATTGCGAATTTTTAGTATACGACGAAACTCTTATTAACAGTTTAAAATTAGTAGAGTTATACGGTAAAGAACCACTAATGAAAATGGGGCAAGTGCGATGGTATAAAAAACCAACTGCAGGTAATTTATATTTAATTGCGTTAGATCCTAGTTTAGGAACAGGTGGGGACTATTCGGCAATATCAGTATTTGAATTACCATCAATGGTGCAAGTTGCAGAATGGCATCATAACATTACTCCTATACAAGGAC